GATTTCTTCTGGGCAGATTACAGTTGGACTAACACCAACTCTTATTGACGGAACCTTTAACTCAAACTTCCGTTTGATTATTCAGAATCTAGACAACACAGATACTGTATGGATTGGTAATGCAACTGTGTCACCAACTAATGGATTAGCACTATTGGGTCAGGAAAGATTAGAACTTGAGCTAAACCCACTTGAGCAGCTTTACGCAATCAGCACCAAAACTGGCCATGTCATCACCTATCTAAAGCAGGTCTAATGCCTTACTACATCACAACCAACAACTCCGAGTGCCCGAGCTGGGCTGTTGAAAAGGAAAACGGCGAGCTTATTGCTTGCCACGATTCCAAAGAGTCAGCCATTGACCAGGCTGTCGCAATCAGCCTTGCCGAAAAGACTGAGTTTCTTGGCGAGCGAGCAGCAGTTGGCTCACTAGAGGTTGGCGACTTTGTATCTTGGGCACCACTTGACCCTAGAGTTGCAGCTCAGGTTGCAGCAGTTGAGAATGACTATGCAGTTGTAAGGCTGTTTGAGTATGAGGATGGCATCTTTGAGCCAACCGACAAATACATGGTCATAAATGTATTCCAGCTAGAAAAGATACCAACCCCAAAGATGATTGCTGTTGAGGTTGAGCTGGATGAGGAACTAGACCCCAACTATGTTGAGGATGAGCCAGTTGCATTAGAGGAACCAGACGAGCGGGCTATCAACCAAGAGGCACCTGCCTACATGAGGGCAGCAGCTCGCCGAGGACTTGAGTATTACGAGCAAGGTTTAGCTGGAGATGGTGTCACGCCTACAACTATTCGAGAAGCCAGAGCAATGGCAGAGGGCACAGTTAGCGATGACAAGTGGATACGCATCGCAGCTTGGATTGCTCGACACCTACCAGACCTAGATGCCCCAGATGCAAACCCAGAGTCAGACGGCTATCCAAGCCCAGGTGTCGTTGCTCACTTGCTTTGGGGATCAGGGCCATCTAAGAGAGCCGCACAGCGCACCAAAGACTACGCTGATTCAGTTGTTGCTAGAATCAGAGCAGAGGAAACTAACAGCATGGACAATAAGAATAAGTGGCTAGATGTGGCGAGAGCCATTGCCCTAAAGATTGACGGCCCAAAGGCTCAAGAGCCAGAAGTCAGAACCAACAGTGTTGACTTTGAGGTTAGGGCTGAGGGTGACGGCATGACCTTTACTGGCTACGCCTCTGTGTTTAACAGCCCATCACAAGACCTTGGTGGCTTTATTGAGTATGTTGCCCCCGGTGCTTTCAAGCGTTCCCTGCAATCTCGCAATGAAGTAAAGCTACTTTGGAACCATGACTCAGGTGAGCCACTAGCCTCACTAAGGGGTGGCACCATGCAACTTATTGAGGATGAGCGAGGCCTAAAGGTCACAGCAACCTTGCCACAAACTTCCAGAGGGCGTGACGTTGCTGAACTTTTGCGTACTAAAGTAATCGATTCTATGAGCTTTGGTTTCAATGTTATAAAAGACACTTGGTCAAGAGATGGCCAGACTCGCACACTAGATTCAGTCAGACTGTTTGAGGTCTCAATAGTAAGCTTCCCAGCCTATGAGGCAACAACAGCTCAGGTGCGCTCACAGCCAACCATCAACCCTGACCAGCTTGCCGATGCTCTACTAAAACTAGAGTCCGGTGAGGAATTGGATGAGGAAAACGCAAACTTAATTACTGAGGTTGTCAATAAGCTAAAGGCAAGCCCAGAAGTCGAGGAAGTCGTTGAGAGTGGCTTTGAGTTGCTGGACCTCAAGAAAAAGCAATTTGACCTATTACTGAAAAGGATTTAAACATGGCATCAAAAGATGAAATCAAAGCAGCTCTACTAAAGGCAGCTGGCAACCCATCAACAGGTATAATCAAAGACCTAGCAGATGACTTCGCCCAGGCGGTCTGGGAGCTAGACAACAAAAACTCTGTCAATCCTGCCAAAGAAGTAAGGATTGTTGACAGTAAAGAAACTCGCTAACTGTTTCTTTAGCCCCAGCTCGGTCCCCCCTTTCCCCTTCCTGAGCTGGGGTTTTCTTTTGCCTATAAACTTATAGCTATCAGTTGAGTGTTAGCACCGCTGTGTCTGTTGAGTGTCAGCACCGCAGGAACCCCCTCAAATCAAATTATTAGGAGAATCATGTCTGACTTTATCAAGTCACAAATGGATGCTCGCAACAACCTCATCGCACAGGCAAGAGAAGTTCTTGACATTGCTGAGGCTGAAAAGCGTGGCCTATCCGCAGAAGAAAACCAGAAGATTGCTCGTATCGAGGCTGACATTGACCAGGCCGACACAGCTATCTCAACTGCCCGTAGCATTGCAGAGCGTGAAGCTCGTGCAGCAGAAGCAGCAGCATCATTCGCACCACAGGCAGCAGCACCAGCTAACACTGACGCTGACATCCTTCGCTCAATTGCTAACGGCGAAATCCGTGGCTACGAGTTTGGTCGCGAAGCTCGCACACTAGTTCCAAGCTCGAACACTGTAGGTCAGTCTTTCTTTGACCAGGTATTCGAAATTGCTCAGCTGGTTGGACCGATGCTTACTACCTCTGAGGTATTCAACACCAGCTCTGGTGAGAACCTAGTTATTCCGACTGTCACAGCTACCTCGACCTCTGGCTCAGTAGCAGCAGCAGGAACCATCTCAGAATCAAATCCAACTTTTTCATCCATCACTCTTGGTGCTGAGAAGTACGGGGCTTTGGTTCAGGTCGCTCAGGAACTTGTTTCTGACGCAGGCTTCAACATCACCAGCTACATCGCACAGCAGCTAGGAACTTCACTTGGTCTAAAGGTCAACGATGTTCTAACCACAAAGCTATCTGCTGCTGCCGGTTCAGTAGTTCGTGGAACTGCAACTAACTTTGCTGCAACTTACGAAGACCTAATCGACTTGGTCTACGGAATTGCCGACGGAGCCCGTGTCCTTCCAGGGCTTGGCTTCCAGATGAGCAAGACCGGTATTGCAGCTGCTCGTAAGCTAAAGGATGGCTCAGGTGCTTACATCTGGACCGACTCAGCAGTACCAGGACAGCCAGCAACACTACTTGGATACCCAGTATTCGAGAATCCAAATGTGGCCGCAGTGGGCACAGCTGCAAAATCGGTGCTCTTCGGTCACTTGCCGTCATTTAAGGTTCGTGTAGCAGGAGGAATGCGTGTTGACCAGTCAACCGACTTCGCCTTTAACACCGACACCGTCACATACAGAGGCTTGATGAGAGTTGATGGTGGATTGACCCACGCATCGCACATCGGTTTCTACCAGGGTAAGTAATCCCTAGCTAAATAAGCTGACAGGCCCCAAGCGTGTAGGTTCGCTTGGGGCCTGTCTTTTGCTATGATAAATGCAACAAAGGGAGAACCTACATGAGCAAGACCAAAAGAAAACTAAAGGCAACAGTCAGCGTTTTCTCAAATAGTCCTGGACAGCCTACGGGCTATGGACAGGCAGCCGATGCGCTAGTCAAATTACTAAAGCGTGATGGTGCCAATGTTGCATCTTTGTCTAACTACGGGCATGAGGGTATAAACACTATTTACCACACGGAGTATGGCGAGATTCCTATCTATGCCAGAGGCTCAGAGGCATACTCAAACGATGTCACGCCAGCCCACCACAAACACTGGAAAGCACTAAACGCTGACCAGCCAGACTTGATGATTACCCTTTACGATGTTTGGGTTCTAAACTCTAAAGGCTTTGACACCATCCCCATTGCAAGCTGGACACCTATTGACCATAACCCTGTGCCACCAGCAGTATTGAAGTGGCTACAAAAAGAAAATGTCACGCCTCTTGCAATGAGTAAGTTTGGCCTAGACCAAATGAACAGGGCAGGCGTCGAGGGCCACTACATACCTCACAGCATTGACACCAAAGTGTTTAAATACACAGACAAGATTGACGGCTTGTCAGTGGATGAATACATGGGATTTGAGAATGGCCGTTTTGTAGTTGGAATGAACGCCGCTAATAAGTCGTCAGGTATTTTGCATCGCAAGGCTTACTCAGAAAACATGATGGCCTTTGCAATGTTTGCTCGCAAGCACCCAGATGCAATGCTTTACATCCACGCAGACCCAAGCTCACCTCACGGCTGGAACCTTATGGCTCTAGGTCAGTTGCTAGGTATTCCGGTAGATAACATGACGTTCCCCGACCCACTTGCTTACCGCTACGGAATGCCACAATCTACGCTTGCAGGTATTTACTCAAGCTGGGATGTCATGCTTGCTACAAGTTATGGCGAGGGCTTCGGTATTCCAACAGTCGAGGCACAGGCGTGTGGTGTCCCAGTTATCGTTAGTAAGTTTGCTGCTAGTCCTGAGCTAGTTGGGGATGGTTGGGCAGTCAGTGGTCAGCCACTTTATGACCCTGCACAGCACTCATTTTGGAACATCCCATCCGTGCCAGAGATTGTAGAAGCTTTAGAACAGGCTTATGCAAGAGGCAAAAATAAGTCAGCCAAGGCAGTTGAGTTTGCACAAAACTATGACCATGAAAAGGTCTGGCAAGAGAACTGGATGCCGGTGCTAAAGAAACTACTCAAGTGATTCCAGTCTTAGGCTTTGCAACCCTCAAAAGGTTTGACCTAGCCCAAAGATTGCTTGACTCAATTGACTACCCAGTTGAGCACTTAGTGATAGTTGACAACTCGGGCACTAACACCTGGCAACCCAGCCAGCCAGAAAAAGTAAAAACCCTTTGGGTAATTAGAGTGCCGTTTGGCTTGGGGCTTGTAGGTGCCTGGAACTTGATTGTAAAGTCAACACCCTATGCCCCTTACTGGGTTTTAGTAAACGATGACGCACACTTTGCCGAAGGTTCCTTAGAGATAATTAGCCAAGATGCCAACCCAGATGGCTTGTGCTTTCCACACATTACCCCCGACTGGTCTTGCATTGTGCTAGGCCAAAAGGTTGTCGAGGAAGTGGGACTTTACGATGAACGGCTTTATCCGCTGTATTTTGATGACAACGACTATGAGCGCAGAATC